GCCGCGGCAGTCGTTGCCCACGGCAACCGCTGCGGGTATCCCGAAACCTCGCCAAGGGCAGCGTCGGATGCCGCCATTGTGGAAACGGTGAAGGTCCGCTTCACCGCCACGCCGGTGGTCCCGCCGGTGGTCGACACCGACCACGGCGAGGATGCCGACACCGACCACGGCGAGCCCTACGCCGCTGACGCCTTCTACACCGATGGCGGGCGCTACTAGGTCGGATGTAGCGGGTTCGGCAGCGCTCCGGCGCTGCCGTTCCCGGTGCACCCGCACCGACCAACTACATAGGAGACATGAGACATGACTTACGGAACGATCAGAAGGACAGCACGACGCGTAGACGAGTGGTGGATGGCCCGCACGCCGCGCCAGTTCCTCTTCCATATGGGAGTCACCTACCCGGTCCTAATCATCACTCTCATGGCCGCCATGGTCGCGGTCGTGGAGATGGGCGCATGAATGGCGGCCGCGGTGAGTCGGCAAGTATCGCGGGCATCGTCGACGCGGACGACTGCCCCGACTGCGACGGCAGCGGCGTCGTCGTATGGCCCGACGGATGGCGCGACGACTGCGACACGTGCGGCGGTGACGGCATGGTGGCGGCATGACTGCCACCCGGTACCGCGTCGACGCGGGCGGGTCGTGGCGTAGCGTCGCCGCGGTCGATTGCCCATGCTGCCTGTCCGCCCATGCGCTAGTCCGTGATGCCCGCGCCGCGGGTCTATGGCTTGCCCGGTGCGAGTGCTGCGGACACGCGGCGCCCGTGGCGGACGCTGCCCGCCAGTAGCGCTCCGCAGTCCCGGCGCCCGCTGCCAGTACGGCAGCGGGCGCCGTTGCGCGCCTAGGCGGGATTCACGCGCCCGACGCTGCCCGCCGCTGTGCAGGAGTGGCGCCCGTGGCACCCGCGGCACCCGTTGCCCGCTGCCCGTCAGCGGCCCGCAGGGCGTCCCTAAGCGCCTCCCGACCCTATCCCGGTAGGTCTACCACCCACGCACCCCCCCTCTCCCGTGTGTTTCATGGGTTTCGGCATTTTTGTAGTGTTTTTGTTGTGTCAACTGGTTGTTTGGTGTCACTGTGGAACTACAAGCATGTGGTTTGTCTACTGGTAATTTGGTGTCACTGTGACAGGGGTGCAGGTTCAGGCTTTGACACGGCAGCAGGTTCAAGCCTTGACACGGCAGGTGTGTCAGGCTTTGGAACAGGAACCGTACTAGAACCGTTCTTGAACCGTTCTGTATCCTTGTGTGGGGGGAGGGGGGTGTTTTTGGGTTTGGGGGGATGGGGCACCCGTCTGTGGCGTTTTGTGGCCCGGAACTTTTTCATCCCGGCGTAGTGTCAACTAGCAGGGTGGGGGTGCCGGGAGAATCGCCCCCCCGGGCACCCCGGCGCGACTATACTCACGGCATGCCCATCCCCACCACTTCCCGCAAAGTCGACCTCAGCCTCCTCCACCCGAGGTTCATCAAACGTCTCGAAGCATTCTTCGCAGACCCCCGGGTCATCGGCAACGTGTCCGTCGTCTCCGGCTGCCGCTCCTACGCCCAACAAAAATACTTCTACGACAAATACAAGTCAGGACGAGGCAACCTCGCAGCCAACCCCGACCGACGCTTCGGCAAAGGCGGCTGGTGGAGAGGAAGTTGGCACATGGCCCAAGACGATTCATTCTGCTACGCCGTCGATTTCAGACTCATCGGCAAAGGCCTCTCCACATGGGAATGCAACAACGTCGCCAAGGAATACGGCATCCACCCCACCGTCAAATCAGAATGGTGGCACCACCAGCCACGCAACTCCAGCGGATGGTTCGACTGGGACCCCGAAGCCAAAGCCGACAAGGTTGAACCCAAACTCGACTGGGCCGGAATCCTCGCCCACATCAAAGCCCTCGGAGACGAAGTAGCCCGCAAAGCACTCCGACGCGGCAGCCGAGGCGACGCCGTCAAAACCATGCAAGCCCGCCTCGGGGCACTCGGATTCGACGCAGGCCCAGCAGACGGAGTGTTCGGACGAGGCACACGCAAAGCCCTACGCAAATTCCAACGCGTCGAACAACTCACCGCCGACGGAATCTGCGGCAAGCAAACATGGGCAAGGCTTTGGAACCCAGAATACGCGTGACCCCCGTCTGGGGCATCCTGCTGCTCGCAGCAATCGTCATCGCCTTCACACGGTACGACCACCAATGAAACACGTCATCCACGTTCACCAACAGAAAATCAAGAAGGGTGAACCAGCGATCATTGACCGCACCTACAAAGGATCAACACACTGGACGAAAGTCCGCATCGACGGCCCCTGCACGATCATCCACTCCCCCACACCAGACCGGTGCGGTGCCCGAGTTTGGATCGAAACAGAATCCGACGTACACCACTTAGAGTGACTGTCACACCGGGCACCTACCCTGCTTTGTAGACGCCACCCCGGTTCCCCGGCCAAAAGGTTTCTTACCAAACAGGCAACAAGTTGCTTTTCAGGATAGGGCCGGTATACTCATGTGCAGGCCCAGCCAGAGTAGAAACGATACCCATCCGTGACTCGCTGGGCCGCCTAACAACTGATCTGGACCCGGCCAACCCCCCGCCGATACCCCATAGTCCATCGCCGGGTCCACTTTCTGAGTCCGGCCAACGTCGAACCGATACCCATACGCCAAGCGCTGGACTCATTTCCGACCCGCCCAAAACTACATTGATACCCATCACACAGACGGCGGGTTGGAAGTTCGACAAACTGCTGGTATACTCTAAGGAGGCCCGGCCACTGACCGCACGATACCCATCCGTGACTCGCTGGGCCTACAACCCTCAACCAAGGAAAGACATCATGGCAGACAACTGGTTCGACGTAGACAAAGACGGCTTCGGGCAACTCATGGCCGACCGTCCCAAGGTCGCGATCCTGCACGACCTCATCCAGAACGTCCTTGACGAAGACGCCACCCGATGCGTCATCACCCTCACCTTGCCCGCAGGGCGACGCGACGACGTTGCACGCCTCATCGTCGAAGACGACGTACCCACCGGCTTCGCCGACCTGCGCGACGCCTACACGTTGTACAAGCCGTCCAAGAAGAAGGACGACCCGACCAAGCGTGGCCGCTTCAACGAGGGCGAGAAGTTTGTCCTCTCACAATGCGACTCCGCGATGATCGCCACGACCACTGGCACCGTCTACTTCGACGCCGACGGGACACGGCACACCGACGACCACAAGACCTCTGTCGGTTCCCGATTCGAGGCACTCGTTCGTCTCACCGCCGAACAGGTCGAAGAAGTTGTGGACGACGCCCAGCGGCTCATCATCCCCGAAGACTTCCTCGTCACGATCAACGGGATCGGCATCCAAACCCGGTATCCGCTCAAGACCACCGAAGGCACCCTGCCGACCGTCACCGTCAACGACGACGGCGAACTGACGCGCACCCGCCGTACCTGCCAGATTGACATCTTCCCTCAGTACTACGGGCGTCAAGCCCACCTGTACGAGATGGGTATCCCGATCGTGGAGATCGACTGCCCGTTCGACATCAACATCTGCCAGAAGGTTCCCCTCAACAGGGACCGCGACAACATCACCCCCGCCTACCGGCGTGACCTGCTCGCCATCGTCCTCGACGAAACCGTCGACCTGCTCAAGGACTCTCAGATTGCTGACTCTTGGGTGAAGGACGCCCTCGCTGCTGCATCACCCGAAACGGTCAAGACGGCAACCATTAAAATGTTCGGCCAAGGTTGGGTCATCGGCACCCCGGCAGATCGGGAAGCCGACAAAAACGCGATCACGCACGGCAAGACGGTCGTGTCCGGTCGGACCCTCACATCCGATGCGTGGGATGCGGTGCGCCGCTCCAACGCGGCTGTGTCGTCCGCGACGAACTACAGCCTCAAGCCGAACCACGGCAACCGTCCAGCAGTGCGGGCGCAGGCGAACCAGTTCACGGCGAACCTCAAGCGGTACGCGACGAAGGTGTGCAAGCACCTGCTCGACACCGACTACGTCGAAATCGACATCTGGGACGACCCCGGCGAGAAGCACGCAGGCATGTACTGCGGCGGTCGGATCGTCATCAACCTCGCGGCGTTGCGTCGGGAAGGTTCGTTCCGTGACATCGACACGTTCGCCCACCGCATCGACGATTTGTTGATCCATGAGTGCGCCCACAAGTTCTCCGACGATCACCTGTGCCTCGCCTATGTGCAGGCCTGTACCAGTCTCGGAGCGAAGGCCCGTACCCTGTCCACTAGATGGAAGGCAGAAGTTCGATGATCCCATGTGTGTATTGCGACGGTGACCGTAAGTCCCCGTCCTCAGATGGCCGCACCGAGTGCGGGTTCTGCGACGATGGTCTCATGCCCAAACCGTTCTGGTCTGAGCCTCGGTCGGAGAGGGACGCTCTGCTTGCCAAGGAGGGCGCTGGCTAGTTGTTGTGGTGGGCAGCGACTATGGCGGGTGTGGCGGTGGTGTTCTTCGTGCTGGAGCGCATGCACCGTTCGGACGACTAACCCTCCCACACACTTGTTCAGTCGTGTGGTTGACTGTCGGCATGAACGGCTGGACGGACCTCAAAGAAGAAGAGATGGGTGAGCCTCCCGTTCTTGATCCGTTTGCCGACGATGAGCCGATTGTGGCGTCATGCGATCTGGAGAACCCGGAGTCCTGCGAGTCCTGCCAGTAGTCGCAGCGACGGGGGTCGTCTGGGGGCTAGTGGTCACGGGCCTTTTGATCCTGTGGGTCGAGTCCTTCGCGAACGCCCTCGGATTGGAGAAGCGCCGTGTTCAAAGATGACGATTTCTATGTGATCTTCCGCGACGAGTGGCTGGCTCGGACGGAGAACCCTGATGACGAGTCGGAGTTCCGCCGGTTCTTGGCAACGATCACGGAGTTGTTCGGCGCTGTCTGAAAAGAATGTTGACCAGAGGTTGGCATTCTGGCAAACGCCTGTACACTGGGGGGGCGGCCAATGATTTCTCGTTCTCCCTAGTAGTGACGCCGCATCCTCAACATCTCCCAATAGAAAGCAACACTGAAACCATGGAAACAATCACCAAAACCATCGACGAACAGTTCGAAGTCACCGTAGACCGCGACGAGATCGCCGACTACATCTCCGACTTCATCCGTGAAAGCGTGAAGAAGGGCGACCCCGAGACACTCGTCTTGTTCCTCGCCCCAGCGGTCAATTCATGGATCAACGCCTGTCACGCCAAATACACCCGCAGGATTCGCCTCGCAGCCGCGGAGCGTGTCGACGGATTCGGTGGCCCAGTCACCTTCTCCACCTCGACGGGGGAAGAAGCAGACGTTGAATATCCCGGCGTGTTGGACGAAGCCGTCCTCGCCGATACCTACAAGATCAACGGCGTCATTTACCGCGTTGGCGACATGCACACCCCGCAGCACGAGTCCATGGTCGGTCGTTACCGGTCGAACATCGACACCTTGCAGATCCGTGTGGATTTCCACTTGGAAGCCATCAGGATCTTGCAGGCCAGCGGGGCGTCCTGCCTCAACGATCTGGTCTAACCCCACAGGGGGAGGGGCCAAGGCTCATTCGACACCCAAACAAGGGTCGCCCCTCTCCCTGCACCCTCCTGCCGTCCATAACACCTAACCACCGAAACCCATAACAGAAAGCACAACCACTACTATGAACATCGACATCGAAACCATCGAACGCGACTACGACCGGTTGCGTTGGAATGCCCGCAACCTCACTGACATCATGCAAACCCGTATCCGCTTGAGCAACCGGCAGGGAGCCTACGAGCGCTCTGGCGGCGTAGACTTCGATACGGAGGACATTCTTGCCCTTCAAAAAACAGTGGAGGAAGGCGCGGTCAAGGGCCTCACCACCATCATGCGAGAAATTGTCGGCCCGCACATGACAGCGTTCCTCGCCACCAAGGGCATCGGCGACGGGAAGTTGCCTGCCCGCCTACTAGGCGAAATCGGTCACCCCGTTGTCGCAATTCCGCGGCATTGGGAGGAACGACCCGACGCCAAGGGCACCGCCGCCGATCCGAAGCGCGTCCTCGTCAAGGACGCTCCGTTCCTGCGGACCCCGGGTCAACTCTGGCGGTACTGCGGCTACGGCAACCCCGAAGACAAGCACCGAAAGGGCATGGCACAGGAAGAACTTTTCCTGTGTGGCAACACTATCGCCAAGTCACTTGTTTACTTGATGTCGAAAAACTGTGTCCTGTTGACGGGCAATCCCGACAAGAACGGTGTCGTCAAGGCACGTTCCCCGTACCGCAACGTGTACGACGAAACGAAGGCCCGCTACGAGACGATACGTCCCGAGTGGACCCCCATCCATAGGCAAAACGCGACGCTTCGCAAGGTCTCCAAGGAGATCCTCAAGGATCTTTGGGTCGCGGCGAAGGCAGACTTGGCTGAGACAGAACAAGCGCTGCCGGAGGCTGCATGACTGGAATCGTAGACACATCCACCCTGCTCGTCGAGATCGAGGATTTTCTTCGGCTCTCGGCGGGTAGGGAGTTGTTCTCGTCGCAGGAGGTACAAGACTTCCTGCTTGACCTTCGCAATCTTGTGGAGGCCGAGAACAACTGAACACCCCCGGGCCAAAAATGACGCGATACCCATCATTGTCCCGCCCGGGGGGTTCAATAATCTCACTAGCCAAAGCCGACCCGATACCCCGGATGACGACGCTGGTGAGATTATTGAGCCCCTCCATTGCTGCCTCGACACCCAAGCCGGATTCGGGGGTTCAATAATCTCACTAGCCCAGTCGGATGCGATACCCATACGCGGCCCGCCGGTGGGATTATTGAGCCCCCCTATACCTGAATCGATACCCAAGAACGGCTCCGGGGGGTTCAGTAATCCCACTAGCCATTCACGGATCGATACCCAAAGAGTGCGCGCTGGTGGGATTGTTGAGCCCCTCCAAGAAAGGCACGATACCCAAACCGGCTCCGGGGGGTTCAACTGTCTCACTAACCAAGGCTCTTCCGATACCCAAAACAAGTACGTTGGTGAGATTGTTGAGCCCCTCTGTCGCGAAATCGATACCCAAACCGGATCCGGGGGGCTCAACTGTCTCACCGGCCAGAGTAGAAACGATACCCAACCAGTTTACGCCGGTGGGACTGTTGAGTCCCTCTATCACTGAATCGATACCCAAGTCGACCTCGGGGGGCTCAACTGTCTCACCCGCCAAGTACAATCAGAACACCTAACAGAAAGCGATAACGACATGACCGAGATCCTCGCCGACGGAGACCTCATCTTCTACATGCCCGACTGGGTGTGCGCCCCCGACGAACCCATCTGGCGAAACGTCATGGCGATTGCCATGAAGGCCGACCGGATCGGCGAATTCGAGGGTGGCGTTCGTCCCATCATCGACGAACAGGATCGGATGATGGCAATCGAAATGCCGAACCCGGCCTACAACGGCGTCCCCTCAGAGGCAGTTCTCAACGCGCTTCGTGGCTTGGGGATGGAAGAGCGGGACATCACCGACCTGATCGATTCGTTCACCGAGTTCGAATCCACCCGGGAACCCACGCAGGAATTAGAGTTGCCCGACATGTTCGTGGAAGGACAGGAATAACCATGCCGAAGATCCCGACTGTCAAACGAAACGACTCCCGCCTGTACCTGTGGGACGGCGGCGAACATCCCGGTGTCACCTCAGTTGTCGGGATGCTTCCCAAGCCTGCGCTCCAGCATTGGGCTGCGAAGAAGGTTGCCGAATGCGCCGTCGAAGTCGACCTTGGCCGCGTCATTTCCGAAAACGGCGAAGACCGGGCGGTCGACTGGCTCAAGCGCGCCCCGCAACGCGACTTACATAAGGCAGCCGACACGGGTACGAACGTCCATTCCCATGTGGAGCAGTTGGCGCTCGGCAACAAGGTCGATATCCCCGAGTCTGAACAGGGCTTCGTTGACGGCTTCAACGAGTTTGTCGACCGGTTCGAACCGGAGTGGCTGCGGTTGGAAGAGACCGTCTACGGCGAGTCGCCGTCCGGCAACGGTTACGCCGGGTCGTTCGACGCCCACTTGAAGATCAAGGGCGGGTGGGGTCTTAGCGATGACGGGGCCAATGAGACATGGTTGGTGGATTTCAAAACCACCCGGTCGGGCGTCCACCCTGAGGTAGCGATCCAATTGGCGGCCTACGCGAACGCGAAGGAGTTCATCCACCCGGATGGCAGCACGGAACCGATGGACAAGATCGACCGGTTCGGCGTGTTGTGGCTTCGTCCCAATGAGTGGTCGTTCGTCGAGTTGAACGTCACGCAGTCGCCTAACGACCTGTTCTTCAAGACGTTCTGTTCGCTGCTGGACGTGTGGCATTTCGATACGCATCTGCGACGCACTGCTTTGGGAGCCCCGTTGGGGGGTTCTAGCGCTGAAAGGCGACGCAAACTCGCCCGACCGTTCTAGACTGAACACATGAACAACACATTCCAATACCATTTTGGTGGGACAACCACCGGCACACAGGCCAGCCACGTTGAGTGGACTTCACTCGACATCGACAGTCCGGTACGCGATAAGCGGCTGGAGGACATGGCGGCGTTTGTCGCCGTGTTCTGGCGACGGAAGCGTTACGGCCCGACGCTGCGAGAAATCCAATCCGAGTTGCACATAGCGTCGCTTGGCACAATCCGTTCTGACATCGATCACCTCGTCAGAGCAGGGTGGGTGGATTACACCCCCTATCAGTCGCGGACGCTCGTCCCTACTGATAAACTGTTGTCGCTGGTGTAGGCCAACAACGAGCGATACCCAACTCAACCTCGCCTCTCCAGCCACCCATTAACCACGAGGCCGACTGGAGAAAGACATGGCCGTAGACAACAACATCACGATCGTCGGGAATCTGACTGCCGATCCGAAACTGCGCTATACGAACGGTGGCGCTGCTGTCGCTGACGTTCGTGTGGCCGTGAATCGGCGCTGGCAGAAAGACAACGAGTGGATCGAAGAGACTTCCTATTTTGATATCACGGCGTGGTCGACGATGGCGGAGAACGTCGCTGAGTCACTTGGCAGCGGCAACCGGGTCATTGTCAGCGGCAGGCTCGAAGAGCAACGCTGGGAAGATAAAGATACCCAAGAGCCACGCCGCAAGATTGTCGTCATAGCGGATGACATCGCCCCGTCTCTTCGGTGGGCAACCGCAGACATCACCCGTCAGAGCGGCAAGGCTGGCGGCGCCCCCAAGAAGAAGGCCGCTCCCCAACTGGACGACGCTCCGTTCTAGCCCTCTTTGCCTAGGTCGAGCATGAACCAGTCGTTCACCCACATCAGGGCGATCACGGAGTAGCCGACCAAGTCGAGCCACGAGTCACGCTCTGGTTCGAACAGGACCGGGCCGTCGTGGTCGCGGAGGTTGTGGAGGCGCTGGATCTTGTCCCAGCATCGGATGACGATGCCGGGGAGACCGAACGCTTCGATGTTGCCGTGTCCGTACATGGCTTGTTTCCCGGCGATGGTCATCAGAATGTTGTGCATCGCGGTCGTTGGCGAATCGTGTCCGACTCGGACGTAGGAGTCGAACGCGGCAGCGCCGATGTTTGCGAACAGGTGCGCCACTCCCGGTTCTTCGCGGACGGTCGGCGCGGGTTGTCCGGGCGTGAAGTACATCGATCGGAGGTCGATCATCTGGTCTTCGATGAACACAAGGGCGGCGTGTTCGTCTGGGAAGTTGAGGGCGCCCTCGTCTTCCCAGAGGTCGAAGAACGTGCCGCCGACGATTGCTGCTCCGTCTTCCCAGTGCGATGGACTGTCCATATAAAAAAGCCTATGCCCATTTTGGGTGAAGGTTGGTAAACGTCGCGTAAGCGTGTACACTTAGTGGACACCACCAAGACGGAAAGACACGATGACAGAAACCAAGACTCGCTCTCGCCAGATGTACCGCTGCTTCGAATGCGGCCTCATCATCGGCGCCCGCATTCTCGACAAAGACCATTACGACGGCTACTGCCCCAAGTGCGGCGAGTTCGTCGACCGTCAGTTCGTTCCCACCCCGGGGCAACTACGCGCCCTCGGCAAGAAGATCGCCAGCCGGGTTCCGGCCACGCGTGCCCCGGCACGCCCCGCCTCGAACGACGAGGCCGACACAGTTGACGAACTCGTCCGCGAAGGCAAGCGCACCATCCGCGTCGGCCAGCAGGTCGTCTGCCAGCCGAAGGAACGCAAGGGCACCAGCCGCCTCCCCGGCGAGGTCATCGAGATCTACGCCGACGACACGGTCCTGATCGACATCGGTGAAGGCGTATCCAACCGCGTTCATGGCGACTGGGTACACGTTCCGAACCAGCCCAAGGTGAAGGCATGACCGAGAAGGTCGATTGGAGTGAATGGCAACTGATGAACGTCCCAGTCGAAGAAACGGATCCAGTGATGAACCGCGCCAAGTGCGACCGCTGCGGAGTCCCGACTCGTAGCGAGTTCGAAGGCGAAGGTCACCCAGAGTGGAACACGCAGTTCGAAGGTGGCCTACACATCTACGCCCGCGGGTACTACGGCGGGTTCTGGGACACGCTGTCTTTCGCAGGCGAGGGACCTGTGGACGTACACCTGTGCCACGACTGCTCTGCGTGGCTGTGTCGGGAGATCCCGAAGTTGGCAGCCGAAGCAGAGGGCGGGCACTTCAAGGAGAACATCAGGGATGGTTGCGACTGCGAGTGGGGTGTTGTCATCGACGACCCGCGCGAGGATGTCGCCTTGAGTATCTCTCCAACAACAGGAAGGTAGATCCATGGTTAAGGGAACGACCCCCTCCGGTGGCCCCAAGGACCGGTATACAAAAGCCGCCAGCAAGCAGCGGCGAACAGCGGAACGAGTCCGTGCTGACAAGCGCCTCGAAGAGTTGGCCGATCAGGGCTTCTACACCTGCGCGGATTGCCGCAAGCAGCACACAATCGAAGCGTTCCAGTACGTCTTCGACGGTGAGACTAAAGTGGCTCGCCGTTGCGAATCCTGCCGAGCGGTTCGTCGAGCCAGCCGGAGGTATCGCTAATGATGATTATCCCTATCCCACTGTCACAGGTACTTGCCTACGTAGAACGTAAACCTGACCTTTACCAAGTGGCGACATGGCCGCCCGACGAATACCAGTCGGGTTGGTCGGTGGCCCATAAAGACTGGGTTGCCATCATCCGCCGCGAGAGTGACGTTTGGTATTCGTTCGTTCGCGACGAAGAGGGCAATGACGCCATGCTCGACATGGGCGAAACCATGGACTGGATCTCAAGCGACCCGACCGGAGTACCAAATGAGTAAGGCTGTATCGAAGAAGAAGAGCATTCAAGGTAGGCACGTCACCGCGGCCTGCCGGAGTTACCCGCTGTCCCGAGAGTGCATGAACCGTTGCGGCTCTCACGCCAAGTATTGCGACAGTTGCTATTGGGATTGGCTCAAAGCCGGGAAACCAGAATGAGGGAAGGCCAGTTCTGGGACGACCTCGCCGACGCTAACCCCGACGCCGTCATCTTCGACGGTCCCGGCCCACAGGACTTCTTTGATTGCTGCATCGTCGGCTACGGGTCCCGCATCAACATGTCCCCTGTGCTGGTTTACGACGAGAACAAGATGATCGAACGCATGATGTGCGGCGGCGACGGCATGTCCTATGAGGATGCTGTTGACTATCTGTCCTTTAACACGTTCGGGGCATGGTTGGGTGTGGGCACACCGATGATTTTGCGAAGTTACGAGGGACGCAACATCTTTCGGCCCCTTGGTTGATGTCATCCGCTGAGTGGGTGTGGGCACACCGATGATTTTGAGGGCCTACTCCGCCTAGCCGTTTCGGCGAGACAAACTGACTAGGTCACATCCGCCAGTGAAGGAGGTGCCTAGTCGTCGCCGGGACCCCCGTTGAGGGGGTCCCGTGCGTCTACACTGTAGATACATGGCACGACGGCGAAAAAAGCAAGACGATCGGACAAAGACAGCGCGTCTGGTGCGCTTCTTCGGTGGTCCCTGCGATGACACAACCATGTGGCTCGCGTTGCCACTACCCCCTCGGCTGAAACTCGATATGGGGCGTGCCCCCTATTTCCAGATCGAGGCGGGGAAGGCTGAATATGAATACGATTCTGAGCGTGAGTATCTGCCACTGAATAGGTGGTCGCCTCCTACCACGTCAGGGCAGTCAGGCGACGTAGGCTAAGAGCATGTCTGCTTCGACCGCTCTTTGTATTTGGGCTATCCCCACCTTTCTTGTGGTGCTTTTCGGCAGGCAGTTACCCCTTGATCCGCGGGCACGGCTTGCAGCGGGGGCACTGGTTTCAGGGACATCGGCGGGGATCGCTGGTGGGATGATGGTTGGCACCGAAACGGGTCTGTTCGTGGCTTCGGCGTTGCTGATCTTGGTGGCGTTTCTAATGGGCTACGAGGGCTGATATGGCATTTCTGGACAAGTTCCGTTTCTCGGGACACGGGCAAGATGGTTGGCACCGCGAGGGGGAGAAGGCGCAGTTCTTTGGCGCCAACATAAGCGAGTACGGCGGCGCATCAAAGAACAAGGCGTACAAGGACGACTGGGACGTTGAACGCGCGGTCACCCACGGCAACGACCGTGTGACTTGGGTCTTCAAGAGCGTTTTCGCTATTGCGTCGAACGCGGCTCGTCTCCGTGCATACATTGAGGATGAGGATGGGGAAGAACAGGGGGGCCATTCTCTGTTGCCGTTGTTGAATCGGAAGGCGAATGATTACCACGACGCTTACAATTTCCGGTTCCAGTTGTCGTCGCAGATCCTGCTGTCAAAGCGGGGAGCGTTCATCGAGGTGGTTCGTAACCGTCTAGATGAGGTAACGGCCCTGTATCTCTTGCCGCCTCAGAACACTTATCCGATCCCTGATTCGAAAAAGTTTGTGTCGGGATTCAAGGTTGAGATGCCTTACGGCCAGACTGATCGGATTATCCCGGCGGAGAACGTCGAATGGATTCGCATCCCGCATCCGATTGACCCTTACCGCGGGCAATCACCCTTGGAGTCGTGTGGTCTCGCTACCGAAATCGATTACTTCTCTCGGGTTTACAACCGAAACTTTATGATCAACGATGGTCGCCCCGGTGGCATCTTGATGGTCAAGGGCGACATGGACGACGATACCGCTGAAGAATTGCGGCGCCGTTTCCTCGGCTCCACAGGTTCAGCGCTTGGTGGCGCTGGCCGCTTGACGGTCATGGAGGCCGAACACGCTGCCTACTTCGATACGTCGACCACGAACCGGGACTCTCAGTATTCGGAGTCGAAGCATCTCGCCAAGCAGGAAATTCTGATGGCGTTCGGTGTCCCTGAGTCCGTTATCGGCAACGCTTCTGATCGCACGTTCGCTAACGCCGACACGGAACTCGAAGTGTTCTGGCGGGAGACGATGCTTCCCCACCTGATACTGATTGAACGGTCTCTTGATCGCCTTGACGGTTCGGAGGAACTGACGGTCAAGTTCGACGTGTCCGATGTCGCGATTCTGTCTCGGGACGAACGGGAACGGGCGACGTTCCATCTCGACGAACTCAAGGCTGGCGGCATTTCAATCGACGAATATCGCTCGCTGACCGGCCGTGATCCCGTCGGGGCAGACCATCTGTGGGTGCAGGGCAACCTGATGCTCGCTGGCGCGACGGGTAAGACCGCTGTGGTTTCGCGGCC